GACGTCGTCAGATCACGCGCAGTTCGATGTGTCGAGCGGCGATCTGATTTCTCAAAGCGTCGGCTCGCTCGGATTTTGGTTTCGCTTGCAGTCGTTCACATCAGGTGCATCGTTGTTCCGTGCGCACAACACGGGCACGATCAATAATCACATCCAGGTGGAGCTAAGCGGTACCGACGACGCGACTGGAAGAGAGATCGGATTGCGGATTCGCCTGAATCTAGCAATCAATGCGGTTCTCGTAACTACAGATGCCGACTTGCAGCTCGACACGTGGTATCGGCTAGTCGTTCGCTGGGACGAGCCGAACAGTGACCGACGAATCGAGGTGTACAACGATGACGGCGCGGCGCGCACGTCCATCGAGGATCTGACGACCGACTTCGACCAGCCAACCGGTATCAACACGATGTTCGTTGGCGACGCGACTGGTGGGACGTTGGACCTGCACATGGATAATTTCGTCATCGCGAACGCCTACAACGAACCGATTGAGGACAACCTGACCATTACCTCGTACACAGCATACGGTGGCGGCGCAAGCGGCCTGTTGCTTCGACGACGGAGAAACTAATCCCATGACACGCATTCTCACAGCGCTGCTGCTGGCGGCGCTGAGCTTCGCCGCGTCTGCAGAAGTCTGGCAGGCGCGCTACGGCGTCGCCGGGACCTTCGTGTTCAAGTTGTATAACGCCGATGGCTCGCTCGATGTCGATGAGGTGGACGGCGGCACGGAAGTCTCTCTGTCGTGCAACGAAGGTGCGGAGACGACGGCGACGAACGACTTCGTTGATGAGGGCACGTTCTACAGCATCGCGCTGACCCAGGCCGAGATGGAGTGTGAGCGCATCGCGGTTGTGATCGCGGCCACGACGACCGAGGTGTTTTTCATTCAGACGCACAGCAATGCGTCTGCGATGACACCGACGGTCAATTCCAACGTGATGACGGTCGAAGGGACGGATGCGACCGACACGCTCGGCACGGCGCAGACCGGTGACTCATTCGCGCGCCTCGGCGCACCAGCCGGAGCGAGTCATGCAGCCGACAACGCCGCGATCAAGTCGGACACTGCCGCCACCCTCACCGACACGGCGGACATGCAGCCGAAGCTCGGCACGTTCCCCGATCTCGGCAGTGGTGCAACGCTCGCCGGCAATCTCGAAGACATGCGCGACGATGGCACGGCGACGTACTCGCGCACGACCGACAGCCTGCAAGCGATTCGCGATCGAGGCGATGCAGCGTGGACGACCGGCGCTGGCGCATGTCCGGATGATGTCGTCTGCACCACAGTGGCCACCGCGCCGACGACAACGACGTTCACGGCAACCGCGGCGCCCAACGACGATACGCAGCTCGACGGGTGGGCGGTGCTGTTCACCGACAATGGTGACGCAGACTCCTACTGCCTGCGCACGATCAGCGGCGTCTCGACTGGCACGATCACCTATGGCTCTGCGTGTCCGTTCACGGTGGCCGCTGGAGATGCTGTCGCCTTCCTGCCGGCCTTCCTCGACCTGGGCGTGGATGTCACGGCGATCAGCGGTGACACGACTGCGGCTGACAATCTGGAGGCTGCGCTGGATGGAACCGGCGGCGTCACCATCACGGCCGCCCTCACCGGGAATGTCACCGGCAACCTGTCCGGGTCGGCTGGTTCCGTGACTGGCGCCGTCGGCAGTGTCACCGGCGCTGTCGGATCGGTCAGCGGCAACGTGGGTGGCAACGTCACGGGCTCGGTGGGTTCGGTCGCGACGGGTGGCATCGCGTCCACATCGTTCGCCGCTGGGGCAATCGATGCAGCGGCGCTCGCGGCTGATGCCGGAACTGAAATCGGCACAGCGACATGGGCGTCGACCACGCGCCTACTCACCGCCGGTACCAACATCGCGCTCGCCAAGGGCACGGGCGTCACCGGCTTCAACGACCTGAGCGCGGCGCAGGTCAACGCCGAGGTCGATACCGCACTGGTCGACATTCACCTCGACCATTTGTTCGCAACCGACTACGACCCAGCGAGCAAGCCGGGCACGGCGACGGCGTTGCTCAACGAACTGGTCGAGAGCGATGCGGGCGTCTCGCGGTACACGGCCAACGCGCTCGAGCAGGCGCCTTCGGGCGGTGGTAGCGCGGATTGGACGGCTGATGAGCGCACGGCTATTAGCGCGATCCTGGGCCTCGACGGCACGGCGACTCCCTCAGACCCGACCGTGGGCATCCTCAACACGATTCGCGATGACACGGTCGATCTGCAATCGCGAATCCCGGCGGTGCTGGTTGGCGGGCGCATGGACTCGAGCGCGGGCGCGATGGCGGCCAATGTGATGACGGCGGCTGCCGCGGCTGCCGACCTCACAACCGAACTGCAAAGCGGACTGGCCACGAGCTCGGCCGTGAGCGCGCTCGACACCAAGCTGGGTACACCGGCCGGCGCGAGCATGTCAGCCGATACCGCCGCAGTGAAGTCCGACACGGCAGCCATCCTGGTCGACACGGCAGAAATCGGCGTCGCTGGGGCGGGCCTCACTGCGGTGGATGACGCGGTGCTGGCGGCGATTGCCGCGCTCAATGATCTATCCACAACCGAGGTGCGTGATCTGGTCATCGAGGATCAGGGTAGTGGCGTATCGCTGGGATGCGCCCTGGCTGTGCTGCTGGCGTATGCCTCAGGTGACATCGCCACGACGGGCTCGACCACGACGTACGAGGACCCGAGCGGCACGGAAACGCGAACGACCGGCACCGTGGCATCGGCCGGCAACCGCACGGCGACGATCACGTGCCCGACGTACTGAGTCATGAGTTGGCAGCCCGAGTCGTGGCAACCGGACGGATGGCAGCCTGATGGATGGCAGGCTGATGGTTCCAGCGTCGGCGCCATCAGTCCGCGCACTTACTTCGCCGCTCGACGTGAGCAAAAGGTCTTTCCAGTAAGGCTCATCATGACCACGGAAAGCGAGTACATCTTCGACCCGGTCACCAAGGATCCTGCCGGTGCGCGAAAGGTCGTGCTCGATTTGTTTGCCATCTGCGCGAACTTCTGGCGACCGAACGAGCAATACAGCGCTGGCGAGTTCATCCGCCCCAACCGTGCGAACGGCTTCAGCTACGAGTGCACGACGGCGGGCACCAGCGCATTTCGAGAACCCATCAGCTGGCCACGTGTCACAGGCGTGACGGTGACTGATGGCTCGGTCACATGGACATGCCGCGCGGCCAGTACGAACGGATTGGCGGCGGTCACAGGCCCAACCGCCGCGAGCGATCTCACGGTGATCGATGTGAGCGCTGAGGAAAGCACCAAGATCCTGGCGACGTATGCCATCGGTGGCACGGATGGCGAGGACTACGACGCAGTGTTCACGTTCACGCTCGACGGCGTGACGCGCGTGGCCAGGCAGACGGTGCGGGTGCGCAAGCAGTGACAGTCATACGCTTCGACGCATCCGAGGCCATCAAGAACATCGAGAGCCTGAATGGCCGCTCTCGACGCGCCATTGTCAGAGCGCTCAATAAGACAGCCGCCAATGTTCGAACATCGGCCAGCAGCGCGATACGCCGGCGCCGAGCCCTATCCGCCAAGGTGGTGCGTGAGGCCCTGGCCATACGCAAGGCCAAGCCAGACAGGCTGGTGTCATCACTGGTGGCAACAGGCAGGCCCATTCCACTCAGGGACTACAAGGCGCGCGCGACACAGAAGGGCGTGACTGCACAGGTCAGCCCGGGCAAGCGCAAGCTGATCAGTCATCGCGGCAATCGTGCGTTCATCGTGCAGAAGATAGGCGGGCACGTGTTCGCGCGTGAGGGCAAGGCGCGGTTGCCGATCAAGAAGCTGTTCGGCCCGAGCCTGCCGTCCACGTTCGTGCAGGCCGAGGTAAGAGCAGCGTGGACTGCAACCGCACGAGAGGCGCTGCCGAAGCGGTTGGCGGAAGAAGTGCGGTTTGAGCTGTCTAAAGGGAAGCGGTGATATGTGTGCACATGCACATATCAACAGGCCCGCATGTCGCGACGCATCACGACAGCGCACCATATTGATGCATGTTGCAGTGCGGGTCCTTGGCGAGGCCGCCCCTCCATGCGGGACCTTGATGCGCCGAATTCGCGTATGTGCGGCGCAAAAAGTCACTGAACTTTGAATGCAATTTCCCGCCCTGACAGCCGCTGAGTTCGCCCGATTGCTGGATGTCTCGCCCGCGTCAGTGACGAACTGGATGAACGACGGGATGCCGGCAACCCGTTCAGGGAAGTCTGGGCGCGAAGTGCAGATCGATCTTGCCGCTGCGCTTCCCTGGGTCATTTCGCACCGTGAAGCGCCGCCCGGTTCTCAGCGCGAACGGTTGGCGAAAGCTCAGGCCGAGAAAGTCGAGATGGAAAATGAGATGCGGCGTGGCAGGTCGATAGATGCCGGCCAAGTCGAGGAAACCCTATTCGGTGTTGCGGCTTATTTGGCGCGCGAACATGACGCGCTGCCGGGGCGCGTAGCGAGTGAACTTGCAGGAATCAACGAACCAGCCATCATCAGAGCGAAGCTCTTGGCGGAACTCCGCGGTATTCGCGAAGGGCTCGCGCAGTACAGCTTCAGGGCTGCGGACGCTCTCTCTGATCTGGCGGAAGAGTGCGGCGATAGTTCGGCCGCCGCCGTCGAGAACGGTAAGTCAGTGGGCGGATCAGTCGAGAATCCTTCCCCCGGGAAGCGCGGAGCCGGGAAAGTGGCGAAGTAGCCGGACACCGTATTGCATCCCGATCTTCGCTGCGTGCTCTGATCCGAGATACAAGCGGATTGTTGCGGTAATGGGCTCGCAGATGGGCAAGACCGCTGGCTTGCTCAATGTTATCGGCCAGAAGCTCGATGACGATCCGGCACCGATTCTGTACATCGGGCCGACAAAATCGAATGTGGATGGTGTGATCGAGCCGCAACTGTCGCAGATGCTCAAGTCTGTGCCGAGCCTATGGCAGAAGACTGTCCATGGTCGCCGCGCTCAGAAGTTGGTGAAACGCGTCGCCGGTGTGACGCTGCGCCTTGCCTGGGCCGGGTCTCCTACCGAGCTAGCGTCACAGCCTGCGCATACGGTGCTTGCAGACGAAGTTGACCGTATGGAACCGATACCCGGCGAGGGCGATCCGGTCTCGCTCGCTGAGGCGCGTATTGCGACCTATCCGGATGGCAGATTGATTGCGACTTCAACACCGACGGAGGGAAATGTCAGCAGCTCGAAGGATGCGAAGTCGGGCATAGAGCTGTGGGACATGGCGAGGCCAGAGGATATCGCAAGTCCAGTGTGGCGACTGATGCAGGAAGGCACGCGCTACGAATGGGCGGTGCCATGCCCGGAGTGCAAAGAGTACTTTGTCCCGCGGTTCAAGCTGCTCAACTGGCCTGAAGGCTGCACCGCGAAGCGTGCTCTGAAAGAGGCGAAGCTTGCTTGCGGTTCATGCGGCTTCTTGATCGGTGACGAACATCGAAACGCGATGAACGAGAGCGGGTTGTATGTCGGCCCCGGCCAATGGATTGAGGGTGGCGCGGTGCATGGCGACCCGCCGGAATCCGAGACTGCCAGCTTCTGGGCGTCCGGGCTTATGTCCCCATGGGTCGGGTTCGGTCAGAGAGCTGCGGCGTGGATACGCGCAAGCAAGTCAGGCGATCCGGGGCGCATCCGCACGACGCTCAACACGGCATTCGGTGAGTTGTACCGCGTCGGGGCCGATGCTCCGGCATGGGAGAACGTTCGGGCGTTGTGCGCACCGTACGCTTCCGGTGAGGTGCACGATGGAGTCCGTGCCGTTACCTGTGGCGTTGATGTCCAGAAAGATCGATTGATCTATGCCATACGCGGGTGGGGCTATCGCTCCGAGTCGTGGCTGATAGAGGCCGCCGAGTTGTGGGGCGAGACCGAGCGCGAAGAAGTCTGGGCCGATCTCGCCGCACTCCTTGAGCGCAAGTACGGCAGCAAA